CTTGCGCGCACTGTCCCTGTCTGCGAGATACAAAGTCTCCAGCTCAGTATCATTGTCCATGATAGCTAGTTGGAACTGCCGCACCTTGTCTGGGTCACCCCGCAATACTTCCAAAGCATTGTCAGGATCCGTTGTCCCAGTGACAGTCTGTGCGATGTCAATGACTTTTTCAGCCACAGTTGCACTCTTTTCTCCAGCTCCAAAGAAACGCATGAGCGTAGGAGCCAACTGCAAAAGCCCAAGAACTGCTGGAATCATGATTTACTCCCGTACAAGAAAATACCAACGGAGTCTGCTACTCCGAAATCAACCCTCCTATCCAAGTGCAGGAAAGTCTCGTTCACACCAACCCACCAGCCCAATGAAAGAGCAAGTGCAATAAGACCGGCCCTCCTAGAGGGATCAGAAATAGCAATGTCAACAGCACAAGTGCCTTGGGTTGGCCAGTATGGGAAGTCGTAGACATGGAGACTCCTTTCATTGCCTCGGACGGCGATATTGTGAGCTTTGCTGCGGCAGCAGGAATTTACTACCATAGGCTTGTCCCATTTGATTCTGAGCTCAAGCAGTTTGTCTGCAAAACCAGGAGCCAATTTGACTTTCCCTGTAGACTTGCAGGCAAGTTCTGCTTCTGTGAAGTAGGTTTTTCCGTTGAGTGAGATCATGAAGATTCCTTAGAATGGGGAAGCTGCGGGAGTGTAAGCACCGTCAGAAGCTGCATATCCTTTCAAGATACGCACTTCATCAATGTAGCCTTTTCCAAAATACGCCGGAGAAGCAGCGTAAGTTCCGAAACGCAAAGCCATTGTGCTCGCGTAGTTCAAAGAAGTCCAAACAGGAGTAGCCGTACCTTCTACTGTCCCATTGACATTCAGTGTGAAGCGCGTGCCTTTGCGAGTGACTCGAATAGCATACCAGGTGTTGGCAGCCAATGTAACAGAGCTAACAATGTTTGCAATCAGCGTAGTTCCTGAATAGGCATAGAATTGTACTTTGCTGCTGTTAGTAGCTCCAAGATGCCGAATACCCCAGCTGATGTCGGCTCCTGTGGAAACTGTTCCATTGTTGACACCAAGGATTTGACTGTCAATTGTGGCAGAATCAGGCCTCCAACGAAGGTCAATTGTGAAGTCTGAGCTGCCTAAGCTAAACTTCATGTCAGCTGCATAATCAGCAAAGTCGCCAGTGCCATCCAGATAGAGAGAAGCACCGCCAAATACAGACTGGGTTGCAACGATCTGAGAATTCCCATAGACAGTAGGAGCTGGATAGGAGTTGCCGCTGAAGTCTGTGAAGACGGCAGGAGAACTCACATTGTCAAAGTGCAAGAGCAAAGAGGCATAGTCGTTCTCATTGAACACTACGCCGTTTCCACTCTTCCTTTTAAAAGCTTCTGAGCCTCCGAAGGCTCCTGGACGAATAAAAGACACTTCTATCCTTTGACAACAGCTTCTTCTACTACCCCAAGATCCGACTCAACGAGCTTCTCACGAGGCTTGGTGTTAAGCTGAATAGTCTTTTCAAGCTCTTTTGAGTGCTCCCTGGCCACTAGCATTTCAGCTTTCATGCTAATTAATTCAAGCTCAGTCACTGCTTTGAGTTGCCTTGTGAGCTGCGCGTCCAGCTTGTCCATAAGTTCAGCAGGAGGCTTGAAGCGCTTCTCTTGCTCCATTGCAATGAACTCTGCCATCTTCTTAGGATTCTCCTGCAGAGCCTCAAACAGCGCGATTTTCTCAGAATCAGCTGGCATAGAACAGACGTACAAGCCGTCCTCTGTCACAGGGCCAAAGCTGTGATAGCCGCCTACATCAGGATCAAGAGCTTGCATGAGAAGGCGAGCAGGTTCAATCTGCTCTTCCGAAACTACAAGAGTGATGTAACCATCAATTGACATTTGTTTCATGATAGACCTCCTAGATTAAGGAACCGGAGTAAAGCCTGCGCAGCCGATGAGAAAATTCTCCATGATAAGCAATTCTGCATCAGTAGGAGCTCCACTACCTGTGATAACTCCGTAGATATCGGAGTTCCAGAAAAAGTTCACAGAGCCCGCTCCATACCCTGCTCCTACGCAACCGACCGTAGGAACCCAACCAGAAGCAGTAATATCAGCTGTAGTACCAGACGCTTCTGCCGTAACATCCCCACGGACATGCCCATAAAGCTGACCTGCTTTCTTTCGCATAGAGACCATGAGCTTTTCATTAACTACACGAGCAGGTTGGCCTGATAGAATAGAAACAGCAACGCCCGCTGCATCGCGCCAGAAACAATTGATAACATTGCTAGAAATAAAAACAATCTGAAGTCTTTCCTGCGCTCCGGCATTACCAAATCCAACAACAGAACGAGCTGCACTGATTACAGTATCCGGCATCTTAAATGCTGCAATAATGAAGTGATCCGCTGCTGGATTAGGAATAACTTTAGCTATTTGTAGACGGTCGTCTACTCCATCAAATCTCCAAGAATAAGGGACTATGTCAGCAGATTGAGCCGTAGCAGCAGCAACTGGAACAGGACCTGAATAGGAAGTACCAAGGCCAACAAAAGCCCTAGCTACTTCAATTGTGTTCCTAGCAGCCCCAGTATTGTTATTGCCCCTGTCCGTCATGACATAAGGAATACCAATAGAAGCACCTGCTCCTGTATCCCAAACCATAGTCAATTTCTTGAAACCGTATGGGCCATTTTCGATAGAAGCACTAATGCAGCCATTAGCAATGCCGAAATTTCCATTATCCAGATCAAAATTAGCAAGTGGGAAAGTGGCCCCATCGTTTTTACGATTCTGCAATCGCACACTATTTGAAGGTCCCGAGATGATTTTTACCAGCAACGAATAGTGAACAATCGTATTTTGAGGAAGCAGGATTGTACCGCTTTGAACAAAATGCTGAAGAGAAGCACTGTCTGTCTCTTGATAAATAGCCGAACGACCTACATCTCCTTCATACAGATTAGAGCCAATTAAGGCCAACCGAGAAGGAGTCCACAGAGGGAAATCATGAGAGCGGACGCAATAGTTAAACACACCTCCGTTCAGAATAGGCTTAAAGCCAGTGACTGATTGATTGAGTGGAGTGTATTGGCGAGTACGAAAAACCTGTGTGCCGGTAGTAGGATAGTAGCTACCCAGATTTCCACGCATGGCTCTAGGAGCCCACAAGCGCACAGTAAAATCAATAGCATTTCCTAGCAACGCGTTGACCTGATACGTAGGACGGATATAAGCTGTAGTTGCAGGAACAACACGCCCTAGCGTACACAATGCACGATCTGTGGTAGGCTGCGCGCCAACGGCTTCATTGACATACACACCGCCACTAGTCAGACATTGCAGCCTAGCTGTAGTCAAACCAGCACCTGCAAGAGACCCCGCCACTATCTGATGAGGAATGGCCATAGCTGCTACCTCTCCTTCTACTGCAGGGACAGTGAGATTAGGAGCCATTGCAATATTTGGGAAAGTATTTACAGTAGCTGTACCAGAACATCGTACATCGATGTATCTACCGAATTCATCGACTCCTGTGCCTACATAGGCCAGAGTAATCCCAGAAGTCGTGCCCCATCCTGTCCAGCCAGTAGGAGGAGTAACCGCATTTGCACCAACCATCTCAGAATTGATACAAATATTCTCTGCTTCTTCTTGAGCAGTACCATCCCCCACATACCCAACAATCTGATTGGGCTGTGTCAGAGGCACAAATCCGACAGAATCAGTGTAATTGTCGGCAGCTTCTGCATCTCCAGCCAACCACATGCTGGCATTATACGCGCGGAGGATATCTTGGACAGTCGTTTCCAGGGTGTCCTTATTGATAGGAGGAAGATCAAGGCCAATATTGAGATGCATGAATATTCTCCAATAGGAGGTTGAAAGAATCTACACATAGGAAAGGGCCCCGAAGGACCCTTTGCTATGCTTGCTTCTTCTAGGATTAGTAGAGAGCCCACATGTTGTCCGCAGTGCCGCCCGCTTGTACAGACTGAACTCGGATGGGGTTGTAGCCTTGCTGGATGGGTACGTTGACCAGTGCTACGCCTCCTACCGTGATATTGGCAGTACCTGGTGTGCCACACAGAATACCTCGTGCGCCAGTACCATTTGCCATGGGAGATCCCTTCACGATCAACTCCATTCTCTCTGCCGGTCCACCTGCATTTGCTGCCATGATATTTCCTTTCAGTTGTTCTTCAAACTTTTCACAATTTCAACTAGCAAGAATTTCCACGCTGCGTAGACCATTCCTACTACTGCGCCCACTTTAGCGAGCCATACAGCCAATCTTTCGATCATCTGCAGAGTCTTTGCCAAAGAGCGAATGCTGACGAGTACTTCTTCTACTTCGTCAAAGCGTTTTTTGAAGGCTGCGAGCTGCTGCGCAACTTCCGTCAATGTTTCCCTGAGCTTGATATAGTCTTCGCGACGCTCTGCTCTGCGCTCCACGAAGCTATTTTCTCTTGGATCCTGCTCATGAGACATCAGCGACTCCCTGCTGCTAGGTCATTCCTCTGAGAAGCCCAAGCATCTCTTGCATACATCTCGTGCATACGCGAGGCTTTGTCATCGTCAATCTCAGCATAAACCTTGGCACACGCTCTGTCGAACACAACGTTCCAGGCTCTGTCCAATAGCCAATAATTCGGACTGGCGTCCGTAAGAACTGGCGGATAGGAGTAGTAGCCAATGTCCAACTGCGAAGTCAGAGTAGAAAGGTTGATGTTGACATTGTCTCCAGCCACATAGTACCGATCAGCCGTCTTACATTCTTCCGTGTAGAGCTTTTTGGCATTGATCTCTACAATGTAGTTCCGGGTGTTAGGGTACTTCATGTACTGGAATTTGCGAAAGCGCGGCCAGGTTGAGAGCGGCAGAGCTTGAGAATACTCATTAGCTACCACACTGTACAGAGCTTCCGTTACATCTCGTGTAGCGTCCATGTCCAGGCTGAAAAACAAAACGGCCGAATTCACTTCCCTGCGAATAGAGGAAAGCTTATCCGGCCGTCTCGTCCTTCCCAGAATCTCATTGACGATTTCTGTGAAGTTCATCTCAGACTCCTGTTAGGGAGCAGGATCTTCGACTTGCAACTCCACCATGTCGTACTGAGTGGCAAAGTATTCGAGCTCTTTGACTTCAGCCTCAGACTGGGGAATGTAGAAACCTTCGTCGTTCGGCTCAATCTTCTGACCCGAGGGAAGGAAGAAGCGCTTCAGATTGAGCGCCCGGTACGAGCCCGGCGGACCCTTAGGAGGCGGCGGCGGAGGCTCAGGCAGCGTTGCAACCACAGAGTCCGGCGGCAGGGCTCCTGCACCGATCAGCGGATCCACCACAACGGCATTCTGTTGGGCGGTTGCGGCTGCTGCTGCCAAAGCTTCTTCTGCCTGGCGTTGTTGCAGTCTTTGCAAGATTGGATTCATCGTGTTCTCCTGAAGAAAAAGACCACAGCCTGCTGGTTACCGTGGAGCTCGGAGTCAGGCTGTGGAGGCTTACTAGAAGCAACCAGGCTGGAAGATCAGGCGCTGCCGAGGGTCAGACCAGTAACCAGAGCGCAGCCTGCCGGGTTCGTCAGCTCGACGGCCAGCTCGCTCAGAAGAGAGCCGCCTTGGGCGTCGATGCCATTGTCGCCAGACTGCGTACCGTTCAGCGGAGAGTAATACTCCGGCACAGTGTCACGGCCTTCCATATAGGCCAGCTTCAGGCAAGGCATGTCCATCACGAGCATGGTACCAGTCTGAGCCAGGCCATTCAGGAGAGGATGCTCAACCAGAGAGATCGTGCCCTTGTAGAACATGAACTCAGTGTACTTCATGCCGAAGCTCGTTTCCTTGGTAGTCATCTGGATCTGACCAGACTTCCGTCCAATGGCATTCAGAACACGCATGGCAACAGCATCGCAGAACGCCATACGATCTTTGGCATGGCCCAGGTTCGTGCTGTATTGGAAAGCAGGTTCCACCAAAGCCACGAGCTGGTCAAAGTTCGTCGTACCACCGGCTGCATTCACGTTCGTGCTCGCATACTGGCGCATTGCATCCAGAATGCCCTGCGTAGCATGGACCGGCGTGGAACCTGAGGTATCCATCTTCGGCTGCGAGAAGATCATCGCAGACTCGATGTCGATGGAATGGAACATCGCACAGTCGTTACGATTCTCCGCGATGTTGGAAATACCGGCGATCTCAGTGTACGAAGCCCGCGCCGTATCCGTCAGAGCCCACGCATTGCGGAAGATCTGCGTATAATTCGGGATGTACTGAGTGTCCAGGCGACGCGCAGTAGGACGGTTCGAACCTTCTTCGAAAGCCGTACCAGCCTGCACCCACTTGTCACCGATGTTAACGGCAGCGCCTGCTACGCGACCGAAGCCTCGCGTGACAGTATAGCTAGTAAGGCTATTGACCGTCACAATACGAATCACCTCGAACGTGCGGTTGTTCCAGAACAGCATACCCGGCGTAATGCCAGGAGTCGACGGCCAGGTGAACGAACTAATCACGCCATCTGCAATGGTTGCAGTTGTAGTAACGACCAGAAAGGTCAGAGTCTTGCTGAAATAGCCGTGCGTGCTGGATTTTGCCTTGGATTTGCCAGACTGCGAGGTCAGAGCAAACATAGGCGCAGATCCATTCGGATAGCGGCGCAGGATTTGACCTGCAAAAGAGCGTGCGTTCAGCTCAGTAGGGTTGCCAGCAGCATTGTTGGCTGCAAAGAGGCCAGTTTGAAGTCCCATTGTAGTTCCTTGAAAAGAGGTTCAGTTGTCGAACCACGCATTCCAGTCAGTCTCCTTCTGAGCTTGACGGTTGCCTTGGCTCGGGTTGCCAGACTGATCAGGACTGATGGCTCGTGCCATGTCAATCACAGCCTGTTTTGCCATAGTCGCAATTTCTTCAGGCGGAGCGTCCGGGTGTTGTGCTTGCAGACTCTTCGCGATGCTTACTAGATGCGTACGCACGGCAGGATTTGAGAAGTTGGGAGTATCAGCCAGAGAAGATACTGCGAGTTCACGACGAATCGTGTTCGGCAATGCCTTATCTCGATGCGCTTCACGCTGTGAGACGAAAGTCTCTGCCAGCCTAGACTGGTGCGTGAGGGAAGTCTGATAGACATTGCGCATGGCTTGGTGCATAACCTGCATTTGCGCCTGAAAATCTCCGCTATTTGCCTTGTTTAGAAGCTCCGGGTCTACTCCTGCTAGGAAGTCTTGCCCTTTAGCGAGTTGTTCCAGTTGCTTGGGATCCAGAGTAAACCCTGGTGCCTGGTCAGCGTTCGTATTATCTCCCATCTTTGTGAAAACATCAATAGGGTTGAACGCAGGCTTGCCCTGCGGAGGATTGGAGTTTCCTTGCGGGTTGCCGGTAGGATCTCCATTGCCAGAGACTCCTGCATTCTGCAGATTCTGCTGTTGTTGCTGCTGATTGGGCGCAGGATTTGCAGACTGAAAGTGCATGTTGGTGTTGCTGTTGTTCTCTCCGACTGTGGGAGGTACGACAGTCTGAGGAGGGGAAACTCCGAGAGCACGAGAAACGTTATCGAGGAAGGACATGATTTACTCCATTAGGACGGTTGGACAGGAAAAGACAGAAGCGTGTTAAGTGCTTCCAATCGACCATGCTCGTGCACTCGACGACGCAGGAACGATTCGGCGGATTCACCTTCTTTGGGCTCCATATTGGACGCTAGGTCCAACATAATAGGAGCTGCCAAGCTGGCGAAGTATTTTTGAATCAGAGGTTCACCAAGAGTATCATTGATGATACGAACTTCTGTGTCGGTGAACGTGTATTTTTGTAGTAGTTTGTTAATCATGGTGTAGTTGCTCCAGGGTTAGAGGGTTGAACGGGATCTTGTTGAGGTTGCACAACAGGCTGCTGCAAGGTTTGAGCTCCGAGGCCTCCTGCAGGAACTGCCTGCGCAGCATTACGAGGGTCGTATTCTTCCAATCCACGCACACCGCCTAGTGACATCATGTGTGCAAACATACCAGGCAGATGCGCACCGTAAGCTTGTTGCAAATACGGAGATTGCTGAATCATCTGCATTCCTGCAGTCACCATATCCATACTTGCCATTTTGGATTTGGGAGTAAAACCATCGGCAATACGGAAAGAAAGTACCTGCTTGCGCAGCTCGTCGATGTTGATCTTCAGAACATTGCCGTTCTTCTGACTGACGACAGTGACCTGGCTACCATACTGGTAGATATTGAGCACCATGATGGACTTGAGTGGAACAAATACTTGGTACTCAAGCGTCATAGCAGGCAGACGATAACGATTGTCTGAGCCAGCCATAGTATCATTCCACTCCTGGACACTCTTGTTGCCCTTTTGAAATTGGCCCGTACGAGGGGCATTGCCACCATGAAGTTCCTTGGAAAAACCTACCAAGGTTTGTGCATCCTGCAACACATTCTCCAGACCACGCGAATCAAAGGGAATCTGATGGTACAGGTCGGAGAGGGATTTCTTGCTCAAAGAAGACAGGCGCACAGGAATTTTGAGCGCGGGGGTGGCAGTATTCACTACCTTAGGGTCAATTTCGCCAACGTCAAAGAGTGCGCGGTCGGACACTGCGCGACGTGCCGTAGCAAAACGGATGTTGAACAGAGTACTGGCAGCCTCCTGGAAAGGAATTTCACCTTCTGCAATGGACTGCGTCTGATCGCCCAGGCCATCTTCCAGCGGTTGACCAAATAGAATGGGCAGCACGTCGTACGCTGAAATGACACGATCAGCATAGATCAGCGTGTCATTGATGTGCACGAACTTCCAAATCTGGGGAGTATTAGGCTGAGGAGCCCCAATCTCGAAATCCGAAGGAAGGATACGAGCGTACATGACAATACGGTAGAACTGATCCCCGTAGTTTTGCTTTTTGCCGTTCCGCTGAGGTCCCTCAAAGAATACATCCCAATCCACAGTACGACCACTGGTGAAACTGTTGGGAGAGTTAATGTAATTGCTGACCTGAGGATCTTCGTTGTAGTATGCGTCAATGACAGCAGCCTTTGCGTCCGCTATCATAGCCTTACCGGCATTATATACCTTGTTTTGCTTGGTAAGCTTGTTGAGTTCAGTTTTCACACGCATGCGAGATACGCGCTCAATGTAGCCTGCGTAATCACCCTGCGTAGCAACATCACCAGGCAAACAGGTCATGTCACGCAGAATATTGCGGGGATTGAGACGCTTCAACTTGTTGTAGAAGCGCGCATCTCGACTCAGTTTCTGCCCAGTGCCAGTAGTAAAATCGCCCGCAATGTTGAACTGATCAATAGAATCCCACTCCACTTCGATGCCTGCGTAGTTGTATTTTACCGCATCGCGCAGGAACATAAGAAGGTGGCGAGGATAAGCCCCGAGCAGAGCATGATCGTCCAGCAGAGTTTCCAGTTGTTCCGCGTAGATTCGATTGGCAGGATTGGAAACCACAGGGAAAAGAGGTGTTCCACTCAAAAAGACTTCAGCCAAATAGGCTACGTAGGTGTCCACCTGAGAAACAACAATAGGAGGAACAACATTATCCGCAGCAAACACGTCGCACGGAACATCTGCCACAGAGCGAATGTCTACGCCATCTACAGAATTCTTGTTGGAAGAGGTCAGTTCCTTGTAGCGAGCATAGGCTGTGTCAATGATGTCCATTTTGTGGATGAACTCAGTGTTTCGCTTGTGCACAGCAATGGCACTTGCCACAAAATTCGAGACATGTTGCTGCGCTTTCAAGGTAAGACGCAGTCTTTTCTCAACAGGATCGCCATTGAGCGTGATATTGGGAGCAGTGGTAGGTTCCATGAGAGTCCTTAGAAGGGAGTGTTGTTGAAGTAAATGAGAGAAGGGTTAGAGTTTCTTTGCACAGTTTTCAAATTGCGCACCAAAGCCCAGTATTCGTTACGAATCTGTAGAGCGTAGGCACAGCAGTCCAAAATATCATCTTTATTTTTCTTAGCACCAAGCTTGTACTTGAGTGCTTGCCAAATGAATGCTGCCCTCACCTGATTAGACAAGTGGTAGGAGCGATTCAGGAGCTCCGCAATGAACAATCGAATACGAGCCTCCTTAGATTTGCCATGAGGTTTCAATGGTACGACCTCAATCCCGTGGATTTTGAGCTCTCGCATGTATTTTTCGACCCAGAAAATCAGAGTCTGCTGGTATGCAACATCTTCAATACCAATGACAGAAGCCCCGCTGTTGAGAGCCATTTCCAGAGCTCGCATAATGAGCTGCTCAGGATCTTTAATTCCGGCGTCGATCTCGTGGACAATGCCTTCACCATTGTAAACATGATGCAATGCTATGACATTGTCGTCTGAAACATCCTTGAAGCCTGCAGGATCAATTGTGATGAACACTCCATCAGGCTCGTAAGGCTCTTTATCATAAGGAGACTCTAGAATTGCCTCACTTAGCAAGGATGTGACACGAGAAACTGGGTCATTCATGACCTCTGCAAACCAAACGTCAGCCTCTCCAAGAGCCTCATCATGGAAATAAGACTCCATAAGCTCTTCCAGAGAGTGCAATTCAGGCCATAGAGGAGTGCCGTCAGCCTTGATTGCGCCAGTTATCATAGAGATCCATGCAGGATTCTCTTTCAACTGGTACAAAATGCACTCTTCTGAGTACATATTACCGACGTAAATGATCCACCTATCGCCCTTAGGAGCAATGATCTTGAACATTGCAACCAGCCATTTGCGGAATTTCAGGCGCTCAGTAGGAGAATCATCGCACTCTTTGGTTTGTGCGTCATCGCAGAAGATGAGATCGGGCCTTCTATTCTTTACGTTGATACCGCGAATTGCACCGTTGGCACCTCGTGCTTTGATAATCACACTACGCTCATGGAAATAGGAGATTTTAGTCCCTTTATTGTCTTCCAGGAGCTGACGTTTCCAGTGTCCGTAGATTTTAGTGAAATTATCAGAACACAGCATGTCATTTACGTCACCAATCAGAGACTCTGCGAGCTCATCGTTGGCGCAAATCACTGCTACAAATGTCACTTTATCATAGGCTATGAGCCAGCAGATCAGAATTTTGATAAAAGTAGTCTTGGCGTGGCCGCGCGGGAGCCCCAAAGCAAAGCGCAAAATACGCTTCAAGAGCTTTTCTGGACGCTTAGTAAGCAGATTGAAGCAGCCTACGTAGAATTCTGGAAAGTCGTACTCCATCATCTCCGGAATCATAAGTCCGGCAAAGAAGTTTAGATCAGTCTTCCCTCTCTCGTAGGCTTCTAGCCTATCCGCGTGCAATTCTTCCGTCTCAGACGGTTTTGCTTCGGTAGAGTTGGCTATTTGGAGCAATTCTGCCATTTTGCAGGAACTGTTTCAGTGCTTCGGCGGCTCGTTTGGCTTCAAGCAGCTTTTGAGGCGTTGGAACCAAAGTCGCTGGCGTCAGGGATTTGGGCAAAGGCTTGTTCATTTTGACCTTTCAAACGAGCAAACAGGGATTTTACACCGTCTGCATTCATAGGAGCAAGAGCCACATCGCCAATTGCAATAACCTCTTGCTTGGAATTCATCTCAATCACAGGATCCTGTCGAGTTTTGTAGGCTGGAAGTGTCAAGGATACGACATTGATCTGGGTTGCAGGCTGCGCAAGAGCCGGATTCTTTTGAATACGCCGCTGATTCTGTCGTTCTCCCACTATCTTCAATGCCGCAGTGATGTCCCGGAGCTCTGCATTTGCCAGAGCATTCTGCATATTCTCCAACAGAGTGTGCTCCAGCGCTTCATACTTGGCATCCAGGCGCTTCTCTCCTGCCGTTTCTTCTGTAGGCTTTCCCAGTCTTTCTTCCAACTGAGCTCGAAAGTCTTCGTCTTTCAGAAGCTGTGAAATATACGCGGCTGTACAGCCTACGATGGTCACGACCTGGGCCGGCTTGATGCCCAGTGCCAGATATTCCAGAATTTGATCCTTCATTTTTTCAGCTCCTGAATTTTGTCCATGGGCTCTATTTTAGCATACTATAGGAGGGGCAAAATGCTGCCAGAGGGAGGAATTGCGCCCGGGAATCGGAAGCTCTGGCCAGGAGGTGGGTAGAAGGGGATAGGAAAGGATAGAAGGACAATAGGAGGATAGAAAAAAGTTTAGAAAAATTTTTGGAGGCCTATTGATATAGGCCGGCTGCGAGGGTTAAAAAAAAGCCCCCGGGTAGGGGGCTGATTCGATTGGCCAGAATGAACAAGGGCCCCGAAGGGCCCCTCTGTCAGACTGTGGCGAATCGCTCTAGGCGCTTCATTGCATGCGGGTATCGGCGCTTGCACTCTTCGATCAGGGCCAGTACCGTGATATCCCTGATCAGCTTGTTTTGCTTGAATACTCGG